ATATTGCCATTGTATTTTATATTAGAATGATACTACTCTACCTTTAATATCAGTGTTAGGATATTTAACTTCAAATATCATAGGATCTACTGATGGGTAAATAATTCCATTAACTAAGGCTCCTTCAACATCATATGAATAATTACTATATCCTAGACTAATTCCTGTTTTGTTATATATTTTAATGTTTTTAACAGTTTGAACACCTTCAATTCTGTCAAGTAAAACATATAAATCTCTCATGATAATAGGCTGGTTGATTTGCCAATCCTCAATATTAAACTGGTTTATTAAGGCGTTATTACATCTTAATAATACTTCGTTATTATTATAGTTTGGTAATACCACCACATCATAATCTATACCAATATTGATGATAAAAGCATCTTTAATCTTAATAGAGTCATTTATCATCTTATATTGAGATAAGTATGTCTTGATATTTTGCTTTAGGGCAGTTGATGCCACACGTAAATTTTGGTTTAAATCGTAAGACAAAACGTATAAATCAAGTACAGTTGGGGCTTCATTCAAGGCGGTGTCTGCCAGTTTGGCTGGTTGAGCATACGCCTTAGCTACCGCTCCGTAAGAAGAGGGCATACTTAATACTCTTATAAGATAATCCTGGGTTGTGACTGCTCTTAATTGGTTTTGGTAATTACCTAAAGCATTTTGTCTTATTTCCTCTAATGTATCTCCTGCTGTACCTCCACTAGCTGCTATTGGGTTATTGGAGGCCACTGAATTAAATATAGTTTGAGCTAAGGCTGTGTTTGAGATATTTGAGTTAATGAATGTAGTTAAACTTGTATTAATACCTGTTAATGTATTGGCATCAATGTTTGAGGTTAATCCTCCACCTGTTAAATATCTTATAGTTAATGTAGTGTTTGAAGGTGCAATACCATAAGTATTGGTTAATACAAAATTTAAGGGAGAGTAAGCTGTAGTGAGTTTTGATTTTTGGAATGGTAATCCTAATCCTACATTGTCAGGGTTTGGAGTAAATTCCTCATCATTATCTCCTGTTGTACCAGCTCCAAACTCAATTTGTAGAGTAGATTCATTTAAGAAACGTGAGGTAAATCTTCTTTGGACTTGTTGTATTTTAAGTAATGTTGGAGTGTCATCAGCCCCTGATAGATTAGGGTCGTTAGTTAAGGTATTTGGGATAGAGGTAAATACACTTTCTTGGGCTAAATTATCTACCTCATACCATTGATTTCCATCACTATCAAAAACATCTAGTATTCCAATAATATTAGTTCCATTAATAATGGAGGTAGAGAATTTTTGAGGACTACCAAAAGTTACAGTTGTTGTATTGATAGTTGCTGAAATAGCCTTACGAGTTTTTCTTAGAAGATAAAATGTTGGTTGAGTACCTGAGATTTGGTATACAGTTACCTCAGTTGGATCATTTGAACTACTGATAGAAAAATCAATTGGATCTTCCAAAATAAAAGAAGTTCCATTAGTTGAATTAACTACAGTATTTTCACCTATTTTTAAAGCATAGGTATAGTCGGGAAATGTAATACTACCACTAGTAATAGCTGGTAGTTGTTGGTAAACATCAACATCAACAATTGAGGGTGAGGTTACTTTTGGTTTGTACCCAAGTTGGTATGCTAAGCCAAAAACGTTTTCATTTTGTCTAGCATATTGGATAAATGTTTCTTGGAATTGATTATCTTGATAGAATGATAATATATCACCTACATAAGCTGCCATTTCAATAAATAACATACCTGTAGAGGCAGGTGTGAAATCATTATATGTTGAGGGAAAATATGTCCTTGAGAAGTCTATTAAAGACGTTCTTAGATTACTAAAATCCCTATTTAAATATCTTATGTCTCGTTTTAATGTTGTAGCCATTATTGAAGTTCTATGTTAATTTCATCTTGGACCCCGAATCCAACTATCCTATATGTTATAGTCATAAATATGGCATTATTGTCAGTTTGATTATTAAACTTTATATCTTCAATAGAAACATTTGGAAAAAATTGAGACACACCATCTCTAACCAAAAGTTCAAGGGTCTCTAATGTTCCTTGTTCAAGTTGTTCAAACAGTTGTGATCTTAAACCTAAACCAAAATTGGGGGCAAATACTAATTCTCCTGGGTTGATAAGGATATAGTTTATAAGATTAGCCTTAATTTGGTCTGCGGTAGTGTAGGTTGGGTTAAATACTCCATTGACATCAAAGTTTAGGTCAAATCCTATTTGGACATTGTTACCAATATCAAGGGGAAACTTATATGGTATTTGTTGTGCCATTATGAGTTAAGTAATTTAGATATTTGGCTCATATCAACATCTCCTGGAGGTAAACTACCTTCAATACCAGAGGCAGGAGACATTGGTCTATAAATGTTACCAGTGTTAAATTCTAGAGTATCAGAGGTACCTCTTGAAAATGGCATATCCATCATTCCTTCATATTTGGAGCGTAAGTCCTCTGTTGGGATTTTTGGAGCTGGGGAAGGATAATTCTGGTATGATTGTTGTTCATTAATTGAAGAACGAGATGTACGAATAGCTTCCATTAAGATATCTTTAATTTCTTCTTTAATGGCTTCACGGACTGATTCTTTGATAAGTTTTTTTAAAATTTCAAGTTTCATTTTATTATAAGTATTTAAGAGTTAGAGAGAATTTGATCAATTCTAAATTTTATTTCATCTATTAGTACTTGTGTTGAAGAACTATATGAGTATGTTCCCAATATAAAATTGTTAGGGTTAGTAGCCAATGAGGCTTTAATTCTTCTTCTAGGAAATGAGAATGTATTTGAGGAATCATATTCAGTAGTTAGAATATAACCTCTATAATTAATAGGGATATTAGAGTTAGGATCTAAATCTTCATCTATTAAAGATACTACTGGAGTAGTTAGAGATTTCCTAATATTGGCTGTTGTGTCTAAAGCTATTCGGTCAATATCTTGTTGAGTAGCTCCAGGACCTACATCTAGTAAAACTTTAATAAATGTAATTATACTAGTGGATTTATCAAATATTGGATCAAAAGAAGAAATTTTCTCAAGTGCGGTTGATAATATACCATTTATCTGTTCAATTGTTAGAGGAACTACACTTAAGGGTCCTTTAAGTGTATCTAAATAAATTTTAGCATCTGATAAAAGATCAGAGAAACCAATAACCACATTAGCAGGAACACCAACACCTGGAGGAGCAGCTAATGGTAATGGAATTGCTTTTAATCCAGTAATAGTACCATCAACTATTGATACAATATCATTTATAGTACTTGTAAGTCCTTCTAATGTATTAATAGGACCTGTTATAGTACTTAATGCTTCTTGGATTGTATTTTTTTGATCTATTATAGTGTTAAGAGTATCTTCAACAGTAGTTAAAACTTCTCTAGTTTGGGTTTTAATATTATCTGGAATAGCAGAAACTTGGGATAATAAATCTGAGGATAATAAATCAGCTGGTGAAACATCTGGGGTAGATATATTAGGTAATGATCCTCCTAAAAGAATATCTTTAGTTGAAAACGGTAATGGAATTGGAATTTGATTATCAATTTGATTTGATACTATTTCAATAGCTTTCTCTTTCAATACATCTAATGCTCTTTCTAATTTAATGCCTTCTTTAGCAGCACTAACAGCTTGTCCTATTACTATTTTATCAAAAGCCATTACTTAGTTTTACTAATTTTAGATTTATATGCCTCTATTTTATTAATCATATCTTGGGCTGAGGCTGCAACTCTAACCGCAGGAATAGGTATGCTAGCGTTAGGTACATTTGGAACAGGAGTACCTATTGGAGATTGAAGAGCTTGACTTAATAAGATAATGTTTTGTAATAAACTAGATAAATCTGTCAAAAATGTTTCTCCTAATATGATAGGTTCAGTAGCGTTTTTATCTCCTAATCTAATATCTGGGCTTTGAACAATAGTTTGAGGTGTGTCAATATTGACTGATTCTTTAGTATTTAGATTTATGGTTTTCTGAGATGAGAGTAAAATAGAGTCTGTTTTACTATTAAATAATAGTCTATCAGAATTAATAATGATTTGCTTACCTTGATACTCAGATGGAGAAGTTGGTTTTATTTTATATGAGTCATAAGTTTTACTAGATACTCCTATTGGTATTTTTTGGTTTGAGGTAAGATATACACTAGAAGGGTCTTGATTAACATCTTCTAATTGTGGTACCCAAGGATCTTTTCCATCATCATACTGACCATTTCTTATAATAGTAATTGGGTCACCATCATTTCCTGCTGTGGACCATAAATTTGGGGTGTTAGGGCGTAATACAGTAGAACCAAATCTAATACTGTTGCCCCATCTTCCTTCATATATAATATCTCCTTCATATGGTAAAAGGGATTTTACATCTAATTTTTCTTTAAATGTGTTACCTAATTTAATTTCTGTGGAACCATCTGTTACTTTACGGATACTTCCCCCTTCAACCTGTTGATAGTCTTTTTGTTGAGATTCAGGCAATATACTGTCAGTAAATGGAGGGTAACCATTATGGTGGATACTATTCCATAAATTTATAGGCTGAAAATAATAATATTGAATTGAGTTAGTACTTTCACCTATACCTGTGTTAGGTAAAGCAATTATATATACAATTTCCTCTAATAGAGGATAATTTTTATTATTCGGAAATAAAGGTAAAGCGTAATTATCTGAGTTTATATTTCCTGTTGGAGTTGGAGCATTTATGTCTGACCAAAATATACCACCTAAAGAAGCCCACTCTCCTCTATTTTTAAATTCAGGATGATTACTATCTAGTATAATACTTTTTGTCCTAACAGCAGATATATTTTGTCCTCCACCTGAGGTTAAGGCTGCTAAATTAGGTGAACCTGATAGAAGATTGGATTTTTGTTTTAATGACATTACTTATCATCCAATGGTTTTTGTAATTGGTCTAGTTGGGCCATTAGTTCTTCTCTTTCAGCATCAGTAATAGTTAAACCATCACCTCCTCCATCACCTTGATTATTAAATATACGTTGAATGATAGTGGCCATTTTAAGTAAATGTTCATCATTCTTAACACCAATTTCAAGATAGTTGGCTATAAGTGGAACAATGACAGTGGCATCACTAACATCATTAACTAAATCTTTTAGTTCACGAACTAGACCTGAGATTGTTTTTTCTTTTTTCTTTTGATTCTCGTATATTTCTTCTAGAAGATCAGAGAATTTTTTGCCACCAAATATATTTTTTTCTAGAGATCCCATAATGCTTTTATTATATGTATGGTTATTCTATAAATCTAATATATCCATTGTCTATATAAAATTGATATTCAGGTTTAAAACACTCATATATTTTATTGACAACTTGAGTTATTTTAGGTGTTTTAGCATCCACCATTTCTCTTATATAGATATATAGGGCTTTTTTATGGAATATGTTTATATTTTCTCTTTTACGAAATAATTCTAAAACAGCATCAGCTATCTTAGCATCATCTTTAGTTGGGTGGAAATTATAAATATTGTCTGTATAGTATTGAGTGAATATGTCTATAAAGAATGACAGATTATCTTCATCATCTGAAAATTCAAATGTATCATCTTCACTTAATTTTTCTAAGTTATCCCGGTTTGAAGAAGTTTTATAATCCTTTTCATACCCAATCACTTCACTTATAGAAGATGAGGTGATTTTCTTTTTATAATTTTTCCTATTATAAACAATTAACCACCGTAAAGCTATAGTTCCAAAATAAGAGTAAGCTTTTTTACCTAATGTAGGATCAAATTTATGAATTTTACTTAGTAAAAATATAATTACCTCATGTTGGAGGTGTTCTAAATCATCTACATCTGTGTTTCTAATCCTGTAAGTATGAATTAGATTTTGAGTAAGTTTGAAAAAAGCATAATGTATTTTTTTACTATATAATTTACTTTTTTCTTCTGGGTCGGTTAATGTGTTATATAGGATAATAGCATTTTCTGTTTCCTCAGTAAAATATCTTTTACCCATATTTTTAGAATTTTTTCAACTGGAAACTATTTAGAATATTTTGGATTTTCTGTAGATTAGTGAAGAAGAATCCAACTTCATCATCTGATTTAAATACTCCTCTTTCATCCAGTTTTTTTAATTTAGCATCTGAAATTTCAATAGCTCGAGATAACTGGTCTAGATAGTTTAAATATCCAGCCAGTATATCTTCTTGCTTTTCGTTTTTACGTAATAAATTATACGTGGTAAATCCTAGTATAATAGATAATAATCCAAAGAAAATAGTTAATGTAATAAATAATGTTATCATAGGTCATCTAACATATTTTTTAGACTGTTACTCTTAATAGAACCTAAAGCCTTAGTTTGTTTTGACTGTGAGGTTTGTTTAGGAGTGGTTGTCATTTTAAAGTTTGCCTTTTTAGGTTCTTCTTTAGTTTGGTTTTTCAACTTAGGTAACCATTCACGTTCAAACTCAATTCGAGCAGCCATTAAATCAGCTTGATGAAGAATAAACGGAAGTGCGGTACGTGGTTTTTGTTCTGGCATGAAAGTATGTAGATACTTTTTATTGGCCTCATCATATAAACCATCATGAGTTTGAATAGCTAACATCTCGTTAAAAGAATACCTAATACCATGAGATTGCAATAAATACAAACCACGATCTGGGATTGATGCAAATGGAACTTTAGAGTTAAATGTGTAATCTTCTCCTAGTTTTTCTTTTCTCCAGTTGTCAGTTTGAGGGATATAAGATTCATTTTCTTCATCTCCCATTTTTCCTAAATCATGATTAATGGCTGAGAATATAAGTTCCTCTAGAGTAAATGTGGTAATATCAGCCCCCATTTCTTTCCATAAATCATATAACTTTAAACTACATTCAACTACTCGATTAACGTGTTCAATATAGCCTCCTGGAAATGCATTATGGTATTCTTTTTTATGAGCCGCTGGCATTAAGATTAAACGTTCCTGATATTGGTCATAGAAATCAAGTAATGCTTGTTTCCTATCTCCATCTTTAATCCAGGTATTGATATTCTTAATAAAAATATCCCAGTTGTCTTTGATTTGTTCAGCAGTCAATTCCATATTTATCGGATTGGATTAATTTCATTAGAGCTCATTTCTTCCCGTTCAACCATAGATTTAATCTCAGATACTAGGTTTTCAACGTTACTGATTTCCGATTTATAGTTGTCTATTGACTCCCCTCGGTTCAGATAGAATTTCATTTTGTTCATCGAGTTATCGATTCGCTCTAGTTGTCTTAGAATCAGTTCTCTGTTTCTCATATATTTTAGTTTTAATTAGTTACTTATTAACACCCGTAGTAATATGATACATAAAAAATTTCAGGAGGCCAAATACTTTAAGATCTTTTATGACTTTCTTTATATAACATAAAATTAAACGCGTAAATTAACGATCTATTATATGTATGGCGTAGTATGCGTTTTTATATAGTAGGTGGTTATAGTCATTGTTTATCGATAGAATTTAACGGCACTGATAGTCAGCTGCCTTAGTGGCTATCTGGTTATTTGGTTTAATATTTGCTTTGTACCCTAAAGACTCAGCCCAACCCTTTACAGCAGAAACTAGTTTTTGGCTAAAATACTTCTTATCATCATTATAGTCAAAATCAAGTTCAACTTTTAAGCTTGGTATTTTAGTAGTTAGCCATTCAGCTGTTTCAATAGTAAGTTCAGCTTCTCTGAATAGTTTAGTAAAGCGGTCTTTGATGCGAGGTACTTTTTCTCTATGATAGATATAATGAACACCTCTAGTGCCAAAACGATAAGCAATAGCAATGGCATAGTAAGTGAATTCTCCTCGATTTTGAGAATCAGTACCAATATGAATTTCAACATGAGGAGTATCCTCAAGTATTTTGATAGTATGATTAACTACATCAACCCTGTCTCCATCACATTTTTTAAATGATTTCATGATGTAAATATATAAAGACATATTGAAATAGCCAAGCGGAAGACACTGGGATCGAACCAGATACCCGTAGGTACACATTGCTTAGCAGGCAAGCCCTCTCACCGTTGAGGATTATCTTCCAGTAAAAGTGTGTCTATTGGGATTTGAACCCAAACTTCAAGAACCACAATCTGGCGTGCTAAACCATTAACACTATAGACACCGCGGAGAGTGAGAGATTCGAACTCCCGGAGGTATTACCCTCAATAGTTTTCAAGACTACCGCAATCGACCAACTCTGCCAACTCTCCAAAAAAGTTGTCCCCCAAGGATTCGAACCTCGATTAGATGGACCAAAACCATCTGTCCTGCCATTAGACGAGGGGACAAAAAAATATCAGTGTTTTGACGGGTTTATAATTTATCCGTTAATTTGTTTTTTCATACCTTTTGGGCTAAATTTTGAGTCTAGTTTATCAACTCTTGAATCAATGTAGGATTGAAGATCATCTAGTCGCTTAGCGATTTCTTCTCTTTCTCTCCACATTGAGGATGAAAGATCATCAATTCTACGATTTGTATATGACGATGTATTTTCATCAATTCTATACATTTCTCTTTGAGTAGATTCGATACGAACATCGGTGTCATGACACCATTTGTTTAGTTTTGATAATTTAACAATACCATATACGACTAATGCAGTTAATACTACAGCAACCACTGATAGCATTCCTAATGTAAAATAAAGTGTTTCCATAATTTTAATGTGTTAAATTGCCAAAACACTGATATATTAGAGCAGTAAACAGGACTCGAACCTGCAACCCTCGACTTGGAAGGACGACGCTCTACCAATTGAGCTATTACTGCTTATGTGGACCGTATCGGAGTCGAACCGATGACCTCCTGCGTGCAAGGCAGGCGCTCTAGCCAGCTGAGCTAACAGCCCATTTTTTGTCGAGGTGGCCAGGCTCGAACTGACGACCTCCTGGTCCCAAACCAGGCACG